TTGTAGGTATGGCTCAAGGTATGCTAGAGGTAGAGCAGCAGTTCACCGAGGACACTTCGCAGCTTGCTCGCTTGCTTGGTCAGACCGGCCTTGTCTCTCCGATGAAAGCAGATCACGTAATGAGAGCAATGTTCGGTACGCTAGGCCAAGACTTGCTGGTCGGCATGGACGCAATGTATGAGTACGGCACGGATACCCCGCGTACTTCTCGTGAGCTTGCTCAGCTGCCGCTCCTGCGTGCGTTCTTTACCCGCGAGACTGGGTCCGCAGACCGCACCAACTTCTTTAAGGTGCGCGAAGACAAGATGCGCGCCGTTGCCACGTTCAACAAGATGGTTCGCGAAGGCCGGATTGAGGAAGCGCGTGAGTACATGCGTGATCCTGAGACCCGTCGCCTCCTCCAGTCCAAGACTCAGATTAACAAGATAGACAATCTAATCGCTGAAAGTAACCGTCGTGTCAAAGTGATCGAAGCTAATCCTAGACTGACGCCGGACGAGAAGAAGGAAGCCAAGAAGAAAGAGCGCGAGTACCAGAATCGCCTCGCTGCTCAAGCTCGCCGCACTCGCGGGTACGTCTACGAAGGGGAATAAAAAAGGCCCCCTCGCTAGAGGGGGCCAACCACTTCAGAGACCAGTGACTCCTGCTGGAGGAGGTGCCCGAGAAAGGCGAGAAGAATCACTGTGGCGCTGATTTTACCTAACTCTCCACGTTCGTAAACCTTTTATTAAATCCTCTGTTCTGTATTTAACCTCAACCTCGATGCCAAACCCTTTGGCTAACTTGTTGATTGTGCGGTTAAGATCTTTACATTCTAGGCACGGAATAAAGAAACTATCGCCGACTCGCATACCGCCCATCACGGACTCAAGGTCCCATTTAATCACGGACGAGTCCTCCCTCTGGCATGCTGGCGATTTCCTCTTCAAACGTCTTGAACAGTTCTGCGGATTCTTCCGGTGAGCACTGGAATACGTGAGCATCTACACCCGGCGTGCTAATAGCGGTGCCTGCCAGCATGCGTTTCTTAATAGTCTTGACGTACCGGAAGGTTGAACCCTCCTCCTGACTATCTCTGAGTGCCTCTGCCTCAGTGAACTGGCGATCAACGCAGTACTCGCGGAACGCTTTCTTAGCGATGTACATGAGGTTGTCTTCCAGTTCAAAGCGAGCCACCAGTTTGCCCGCACGTGGCGGCATCCAGATGTTGTCGCCGGAGCGTGGGTTAATTCGGTTGCCGATAGCAATGATGCCGTTGGAGTTGTCCATCAGGAACTCGCCCACCAGATTCGACGCCTTGACCACTTCTGCTCTGACTTCTTCACGAAGAGCGCGGAGGTAGCGGCAGACCCAGTCTTCAAGCGCATCGAGGTCGAAGTCATGCAGGCCGAGCTTCTTAGCGATGTACAGGCCGAGCAGGTCGACAGACAACGTCTTCACCCAGTAACGCTCTTCCATGCGCTTGCCGAGTTTTTTGTACATGCGCTCACACCAGCGGTCGTACATCTCAGGAATCTTGTCCCGGTTGTCGACCAGCCACTGTGCGTAGATTTCGCCCGCCACGCCGTAATTGTTGTTCACCTTGTCGAAAGCAACGTCTGCGTTCTCGACATACACGCGCTTCACGTGGATCTCCAACAGACGCATCATTTCACCGTCCGGTCTGGCCTTAGCTTTGGACAGCTTGCTCATCATGGACGCGTTTGAGTTGGTCAGGAAAATCGTACGCCACGAGCTGATGTTCTTACGCTCACGGTTTTTGTCCTTCTCCATGCGGTGACGTGCGCGCCCCTGCGAGATGGAGTACAGCATGTTTGACAAAATATCAGGAGCGAGGTTTGTCATCTCGTCTGACATGCAAACCAAATTGTTCATCACGCCCAAGCGATGCAGCTTGGCAAGCTGCGTGTCGTCTGCAATCAGGGCGGTCTCCTTCGGATTGCCGAAGATGCTGAGTGCGAGGTAGCCAGCAGTCGACTTACCTGTGCCGGATTCGTTGCTGATGAGGTTGATCGTACAACCAGACAGACCGGTGAACTCCATGAGCGGAGCACCAAAGCCAGCACCGAACGCCAGCTGAAGTGCCTCCATGCCCTCTCTGTTTAGCACGTTGACTGCGTCTTTCCACTCGCCCAGCGAACCCTGCGGAACAAACTGGTCGATCAGATCAGCCGTGGTGCTAGACGCTGGGTTATGCTCGGGCTTCTTGTTGCGTACGTACGCACGGTTCCCAACGATGAAGGATTCCTTGTCCTTAGACCAACCGAACTGAAGGCGGGCTTCGTGTGCTTTATGTAGTTTCTGAAGTTCCTTTGTAAACTTGATTGAATAGTTCATAATTTCTTTCATCTGATTTACGGTTCCAGCTACGCCTTGCTCACCCATGAAGTCACGGAATGAGTCGGTAGCCATCATCTTTTTCAGAGGTATCGTGAACTCGCGTATGCCGTCCTGCGGCAGGTGCAACTTGAACACAACTGATTCGCCATCGTTCGGATCATGTACGCGCTTGATTGGGTAAAGGTCGTACTCATAAACGGTAACATCAACTGCGTCATCTCCAGCACCTTCCTGCCTATAAACACCTCCGTTAGCTGCGCGGAAATACGGGAATGGCGGCTTATACAACGCTTGCTGCACGGCCTGCGTAGGCAGGCTGCCGTCACCTTCCAACTCTTCTTCGCTCGGCGGATCAAACAGCGCAGATGTGTCGCGCTTAACTTCCGTGCCTAGCTGGATCGGGCTTGTGCATTTCTGTGTACAGCCTGCACACAACTCAGGGGCCAGCTCAGAAATCGTCTCGCATGTGTATGGACCGAGCGTCAGGCTTGCCTTTTCAGTCGTTTCGTCCGGGTCGTAGTCCGGGTGCTTCTTCGACATCAGGTGTATGGCCTCGTTGCCATCTTCACAAGCCCATGCGATTGATAAACCCGCACGCCACAGCGGCTCGTCTACGTCTTCTTGATTCAGCACGATGTGCTTGATCGCGTTGCAGCCGTTGTCGTTAAGGCTCTTGCGGACTAGCTTCTTAAACTTAGACGTCTTGTTGCCAAGCAGAGACTTCGCGGTCTCGCTCAGGCTGGACATATCAACTGACTTGGATACGCGCTGCACCGGCAGGTCGAGCGTGTCGAGGATCGCCTCGAAGTCACCGATGGAAACCGTCTCGCCTTTCTGGTCGAGCACAACTTCTTTCGGTTCGTCTGGGTTCTTAAAATTGAAGGTGTTCGGCACGCGCAAGATTCGCGCGGAGTCCGACATGACTGAGCGGTCTACGTCGAAGTTGAACTTCTTGCACGCCGCCTTCAGCTTACGTGCGACAGGCCGCCATTGTTCTGTGCTGACATACTCAGTAAGCAGCCAGTAGACATGCAGCCCGTTGCCGGAATTTACGATGAACGGGTTTGGTAGCCCGGTGTCTTCTTGGAATTTGCGAAGTGCTTCTAAGCCTGCGGTCTGGTCGGGGTATGGCTTGTCCTCGCCACAATCGACGTCAATCCAAAACGACTTTACCCAGTGGGCGTTGACTTGCTTACGGCGGAATCCACCGTGCTCATCTTTGTCGTATGTTGCAAGCGCGAAGAACGCATTGATCTTGTTGTCGACAAACTTCTGCGCTTCGGTGCGCATGGACTCAATGTCATCAACAAAAATGTTCTGCGTAGTTCCTTCACTATCAATACCAGTTACGCAATACGTCCCTTGATTGGGCAGCACAGCAGTTAGGAAATCTGTGTCAGGGCTCATTTAGTGGTACATCCGGCGAATTGTATAGGCGGCAGCGACTCGCCTGCCGTTTTCGGGCTCCTGCCCTAGCCGCCTTTTATTGCCTAAAAAAGTTTCAGCTGATTCGGGTCGGCCTCTAACCTGCTCGTCCTATGCGCAGGGGCTGCCGAAGATAGCATCAGCTCAAAGCGTTCAGCAAGCTCGTTAAGAAGTTGCTTATTTACTGCAACGCTCGATCGGCCATCTTTATCCAGAACATCCCGAACCAGCCTCAACAGTTCTTTGTCTGCGAGGCTGGTGTAGATCATCAGTCGTCGCCCCACTCATCCAGAATGGATGCAACGTCTGGCTTCTCCGCAGCTTCCACCGGCTCAGCCTTCTTCTTTGAAACCTTTACAGGCTCCGCAGCTTCGGCCTTCTGCTCAGCTACCGGCTTCTCAAAACCATCGTTCGCCTTCAGAGTCTCCTCATCATCTCGCTTGGCAAACGAACGGTCGCCAGTGTGCGCCTTCGCGTCAGGGGTCTGAGCCTTAGCCTGTGCAAGGTTCCACTCATCTTCATTCAGCGGGCGGACCGCACGGAACATCAGCTTAGGCACCGGGGACTTCGTGTCGAAGCGGAACTCAGTCACGACCTTCACTACGTCATAGCCGTAGGTAGCCAGCTTCTTCACGTACTCTTGCAGCGAGTTGTACTTGTCGCTGTCGACGGTGCCGAAGATGGAGGTGGCCGGGATTGTTACGCCGTACACGTCGCCTTTCTGATCGCCTTCCAGCACGACCGCCAGACGGGCAGAGTAACGGCAAGCACGACCGCCGCCTTGGCCTGAGCCCTTGGCATTCTGCGGGCAGCTAGCACACAGGCTGGACTGCGGAGATTCCACGTTCTTGCTCGGGGAGTTGCCGTCATCAGACCAGCACGCCGGGCTGCTGACTACGCCTTCCTTGTAGGTGCCTTCGTAGTAGGTACGCGCATAGCCCGGAGCGGATTTCACGATAATCATGTTCATGCCACGATCTTCGTTAGTCGCCAATTCCTTGCTGCCGACCATCATGCGGAAGACAGAACCCTTGATGCTGATGCGCTTCAGGCCATCGCCTGCACCTGCGCCACCGAGGGCTTTTGCGGTTTCAGATAGTTCGCCACCTTGTAGGTGAGCGGGCATAGTGCCATTGGCACCTTCAAACAGAGTCATTTCACTCATCACTGGTCTCCATCGTTTGGATAAATTAGCTGCTGCCGATCGACGTACGCGATCAGTGCATCCCTCTTAAAAAACACCTTCTTGCCTAGCTTAATGAAAGGTATCTTGCCCTCCATGCGCAGCTTCAGTACGGCAGAAGGTGACAGCCGCATAAATTCCGCAGCTTCCTTCGTGGTCAAAAGTCCTAAGTCGTTCACGATTTGTTTCCTCTTCGTACGACGATTGAATACCGACTATCAGCGTTGACAGGCGGGGCTATATCTGGATTGTTTTCCAGAAATTCTTTGAAGTTGCCTTGGTGAATCCGACGTTCAACGAGGTCGTAGCCAGCATCACCTTGGCCCATCAAAAAATCCTTAAATGAGTCCCAATCTGGGGCCCAGAACCGAGTACGCATAACCTTGGAGGCCGTGCCGTACGGGGTTTTCATACTGTCTAGCCCGTGCTCCTTGGCGAGGTCAAGCAGGGCGTTCTCGATTGTGTCGAGCTTGTCCTTGAGCGCACCGTCTTCCTCATCAAACTTATGCTTGAGTTCGGCACGAGCGTCACGGATGCGAATGTAAGCTGATACCAGCTTTGCTGTGTCCATGTTGTATCTCCGAAGTGTTTGCAGCTTCAGCTGCTAAGTTCTTGTTCGTAAAGAGCCACCAGATCTTTCTGATTAGCTTCCTTTGATTCTAGCGCATTGTATACTCGTTTTTCAACCTCTGAGCCGTATATTTTTATCACAGTCATCTTGTTCTTCTGTGATGGTCTGTTTATTCGTTCGTTCGCTTGTAGCCATGTTTCTACGGAGGCGACTGGTCCGAACCAGACGATTGTGTCGGCAGCTGTCAGGGTTACACCGTGCGCTGCGGATTGAGGCTGGATGACCAGCACGCGTGGGCTATCGGTCTCTTGGAAGTCCCTAAAAATTTTTGTACGGGCCGTCATAGACACCGCGCCGCTAATAACTTCAGTCGGATAGCCTTCTTTTCTCAAGCGGTCTGTCACGATGTCGATGGCGTGGCGGAACGGCACGAACACAATCACCTTGTGCGCAGCCTCCTGCACCACCTCCACGATCTCGTCCAGTCGGTTCTTGGCGTCGAACTGCACGACCTCTTTGTCGTCGGAGTAGACCGCCCCGCAGGACAGCTGGAGCAGCTTGTTAAGGCCAGCCGCCGCATGCACCGCACTGATCTGTTCCCCGGCAGCCTCGACATACATCTGCTTTTTCAGGGCTTGGTAGTACTTCTTCTGCTGCGGGGTCAGCTCGATCTGTCTGGTTTGATAAGTCAGCGGGGGAAGGTCGAGACAGTCCGCCTTGGTAAAACGGATGGCTGGCTGGAGTGCCAGATTCACCAGCTTCGTAGCATTCGGAGCCGGTACATATTTGAATTGTGAAATCTTCACCAGCACCTTGTCCCGCCACGCGGTGTAGTACTTCGGCACTCGCTGCGGGCAGACCAGCTTAGCTAGCCCGAACGCGTCTGCTGGGCTCTGTGCGGCGGGCGTGCCCGTCATCATCCACAGTTTCATCGACGGGGTTAGTACGGCGTTGAGCGCCTTCCAGCGGCGCGTGGTGGACGTCTTGACGAAGTTCGCCTCGTCGGCAATCACCAGATCAAACCCGCCTGCTTTCAGCTCCTCGACCACCGTAGGCACGCCGTCATAGTTAATGATGACGAACTCGTACTTCCCCGAGATCACGTCCTTGCGGGTGTTCTTGGAGCCGTGGGCCACGGCGGCAGACCGGTGCATGGCGATGCGGAAAATGTCCTGCATCCACGCTGAGTTCATAATTGAGAGCGGGCAGATAATCAGCACGCGCTTAATGTCCCCAATCTGCATCAGGTAATCCGCAGCCCAGATGGCGGCGCCAGTCTTACCTGTCCCCTGCTCGGAGAAACAGAACGCCCGGTTGTTCGCGGTTAAGAAACTAGCCGTTTCCTTCTGGTGGTCGTACGGCTTGAACGCGCCGGGCCAGTGGTAGTCACGCAGGATGGGACTGGGTGCTTTCCGCACGCCGAGGTTGGCTAAGCGGCGGGTGTTTTCCAGATTCCACTTGACCAGCACCTCGTGGGATTCGTCCCCGACTTGGCCGAGGTACCGGCTCTGCTGGATCGCGGTGGTGTATTTTTCTGGCTCGCGGACGCGGACCAATAGTCCTCTATTATCAACGACTTCCATGATCTTCCTGAAGTGGTTTGCCAGCTACGCTGGCTTATTACATTCATCGCTTTCACGATGCGGCACTCCACAGTCTACAGCCGTGGTAGGGCCTTGCCAAGGGGTTATTTCATCTTGGCAGACTTAGTTCTTGCGAAGCTACGGTTCTTGCTTGCAGGCACTGCACGCAGGTTGCTGCGTCCATTTCCACCGCCCTTCGCCATTGGTTTCTTGTGGTCGACGTCCTTGCCATCGCCCTTCTTGACCACGCCTTCCTTCATCAGCTGGTAGCGGGCACGGTTGCGTGCGGCACGCTTCTTCTTGACGGACGGCTTGCCGTCGTACTTACGCTCGGCTTTGTAATCTCTCGGATTGCGTGGCATATCAGCCTCCTGAAAATTCGCAATGCTCAACCGGACACCACTTCCTGCACAGCCCATTGGGCTTCGGCGGCCAGTTGTTATTGTCGAATGCAGCCTGCAAAAGTCCAGCCTTTTCATCCCACTTGGACCAAAGCAGAAACATCTCATCTCGCTGGTACGCGGCCTTAATCACCACGTCGTGCAGTAGGAAAACGAGCGCCGCCTTGACTTCCTGAACCTCCGGGTAGTGCTCGAACACCATCAGGGCCATCAGCTCCAGCTGCCCCTTGTCCGGGTACTTGGCGGAGCCAGTCTTGTAGTCAACGATCCACGCCTTCTTGCCGTCCAGAATCACGAGGTCAGCGATCCCCCGCACCCAGACATCCTTGGCGAGGAACTTGGTCGGCTTCTTTTCAATGGTGAGTGCCATCTCCAGCTCGCATAACTTCTCACCCGGAATCTTGTTCAGGGAGTCGAGGGCTGGTTTGAACCGGAGATGGCCGGTCGGGATTTCTTTGCCATCGCGGATGTATTCCTCCGCAACCTTGTGAACTTCCTTGCCGTAAATCGTGTGCTCAGTTTCCTGAAACGGATACAGCTTTTCTACCTTCTCGGCATGGTATTTCCGAGGGCAGGTGTCAAACGTCTTTATCGAGCTGAAGCTCCAAGCGGCTGGCATCGTTATCCTTATTTAGCGTCGCCGTAGGTATCGGCAATATCTCCTTCTGACCATGTTACCAGCTCGGGCCACCAGTCGCAGCCATCACGCATGATGGACTGCACCAGATCAAGCATCTCCTGCGCGTGCTCTTCGCGCACCACGTACACAAGTTCGTCGTGCACAGTCAGGGCTGGCAGGTACTGCTTGCCGAGGTCCGTCTTCGCTACCTTCAGCATGTGGTCGGAGATCACTTCGCGAGCGAGGTGCTGCACGATGTTCTCCGTAACCTTCCCAGCGTAGATGCGAGCCTTGCGACTGCGCTCACCATAGACCCACTCGTGCCTGCGGTCTTCTCCATTAAACTCTTCACGCAGATGTGGGTAGCGGATCATGCCAAGCGGTGTCTTGATGCCACCTTCTGCTGTCTTACACAAACCCCACGGGTCGATGTTGACCCCGTAGTGCCCATAATGGATGTCACTTAACGCTGCGTGGCAGGTGCGCCAGCCTGAAGCGATCCGCCCGTAGGCGTTACGCCACTTATAAACAACGTCAGCGGATTCCTCTTCCGTCAGGTCAACGCCACCCATCAGCTTCGCAACCTTCTGGAACGTCTTAGCCCCAGCGCCAAAGCCTAGCCCCAAGTGCGCGACCTTACCGACCTGTCGTTCCTGCTTGGTAACTTCGTCGATTGGCTTGTCATACAAACTGGCAGCGAAGTCCTTGTACAAGTCGGCCTTCTCAGGGTCAGCCTTAAACAGCGCCATACTGCTAGGCTCTTTCCACAGAAAGTGATTCACACGCAGCTCGATGCCTGACAAGTCAGCTACAACCACCTTGTATCCAGCTGGCGCGCGGAGACTTTTACGCAACGCATCTGCCGGCTGCGGCTTGTACGGATTGATGCGCGGCAAGTTCTGCTGGTTCATCTTCATCGTGCCTGACCAACGGCCCGTGGTATCAGCGCCGTAATAGTTCAGGGCAACAGGCATCTTCCCGCCAGCGGCTCGACCGCACGCAATAAACTGTTGAATGCGAGACTCAAGGATCGTGCTTTTCACGCCAAGGCGCGCGGATGCTGCGGCAGCGATGTCGAAATCTTCATGCTCTTGCAGCGCAAGAAACGCTTCGTCTGTCTTAGCCAGCGCGGGGATCTTCTTGTCTGGGTTAGACGGTGACACTTTCATCGGCACCTTGACCTTACGCAGCTTGAGGTATTTGGCAAACTTCGGTGCTGACGCCAGCACTTTCTTCGCCTCTTCTACCTTCTCGTCGTCCGTCATCAGGCCGGTGGCTTCCGGTATAACTTCTTCAGCGATGTTGAGCAGCATCTGCCGTTGCTTTGTCTGAATATCTTCAAGCGTTGTCTCCAGTAGCTCGAAGTCCAGATCAAACTGCGGCTCTACCAACATCTTAATTGTTAGGTCGATCAGTTCGAGTTCACGTCTGCCGAGTTCAGGTGCTAGCCGGTGAAAGATTCCAGCGCACAGTTCTGTGTCGACGAGGTTGTACTCCTCCATCGCAATCAGTTCTTCGGTTGTGAACTCACGCAGCTTCTTGCCTTTGGTGTTCGTGGCTTCAAGGTCCAGCTTCTGGCCTAGCCCTAGATCAGCTGCAACTTTCTTCAGCGAGCCGCCAACAGTTTTGGCATAGCCCATCGCACGAGCCATCGCCAGCGTGCAGCCCCAGCTTTTTGGCTTAATGCCAAAGCGCCACGCGCAGATCATGGAGTCAAAACCACTCATGTTGTGGCCGATCAGCATTGAATCTGAGAAGTCAGTGCGACTGATCCAGTCAGCGATTGCGGCTTCACCGAAGATTACAAACGGTTCGTCGTTCGCTACTTTTATGGCGACCGACTGAATCTCGGTCTCGGGGTGCATCACGTATTCAACAGGGTGAATCTTGGTGAGCGAGTGGGTCTGAGACCAATAGGTCTCGAAATCTAAAAAGATTGGAATCATGTTGCTGTCCCTCAGTAGTCAGCGTGTTTATCGAGGTGTGTCTGCTTAAAGCAGGGGGGCGTTTTTAGCTGAAACAAATCAGCACGTCAAGCGTCATCTCGCGGCGTCGATCGCTCGCTGCAAGGAAATGATCTCAGCCTGCATGGCATCAGCCACCAGCCGCTGTTCGCTCAGCACATGGCCTAGCATGAGCGCCAGCACCATCGCCATAATCACAGTTACTTTACACATCGTAGTGTCTCCAAAGTGTCGACCAAGTGGTCTAAGTTATAAGCGTCGATGACTAAC